ACAATGAGTTGGTTAGCTAGGCATTGCAATGTATCACCAGCAGCAGTAAAAGGCTGGATAGATTTAAAACATTATCCATCAAAAAAACATAGAGATGCTATATATAGAGTTACTGGGATCAGGCTATGAAAGGCTGGATTAGTTTACATAGAAAGATTTTAGATAATCCAATATTGTCTAGAGGCAGAACTTATAGCAGATTTGAGGCTTTTGTTTATATGTTATTACAAGCTAACCATAAAGACAATAAAGCAGTAATAGGTAATCAAATTATAAAAGTTAGATCAGGCAGCTTTGTGACATCACAAAAGAAATTAATGAAGGAATTTAGATGGGGTTCAACTAAGCTAAGAGCATTTATAAAAATGTTAGAAGATGATAAAATGATTGTATCTAAATCAAACACATATTCAACTATGATAACTATAACAAATTATGATAGTTATCAGAATTTACAAACTACCAATAAACTGCAATCAGAAAGCAATCAAAAAACAAACAAACTGCAATCAAAAACAAACAATAATGATAATACTTTAAATAATGATAATAATGATAATAAAGAACAAAAATTTATTGATTTAGTTTTGGCTGAAGGATTAAAGTTTACACCAATAGTAGCACCTGATCTAATAGATGATTTTTGTAATTACTGGACAGAAAGAAATTTAAATGGTACAAAGATGAAATATGAAATGCAAAAAACATTTGATATAAAAAGAAGATTACAAAGATGGATTAAGAATCAGGAAGAATGGAAACCTATAACTAAATATAAAAATGAAGATTTTAAATTTGATGCTACTGGATATAATAGAATTGGTTATTGTAGTAAATGTGATAAATCAGATTTTTATAAATATCCAGCAACAGAAGATAGTAGATGTTGTGGTGATAAACTAAAACCAAGAAAATGAAGATAGAAGGTCATCTAGATTTATTTAGTGGTATTGGTGGATTTTCATTAGGTTTAAAGAGATCAGGTGTAGAACCAAGATATTTAGGTTTTAGTGATATTGACAGTTATGCAAACAAAGTATTTAAAAGGAGATTTCCAAATGCAAAACAACTTGGAACAGTTACAGATGTTTCCTACAACTCACTCAACGGACAAAGAATTGATTTACTTACAGCTGGATTTCCGTGTCAAGCTTTTAGCCTTGCTGGAAAAAGATTGTCATTTGAAGACACAAGAGGCACACTCTTTTTTGATGTTGCAAGGATTCTCAACGATTACATTGAAAGAGGACGACCAATCAAAAATATATTACTCGAAAACGTTAAAGGTTTATATAGTGCAGCAGATTACTCAGTATTTGCTACAATCTATGGAGTTCTTACCAACCTTAATTACTCCGTTGAAGTACAACTGGTTAATACTAAATGGTGGTTACCACAACATAGAGAAAGAGTGTATATATTTGGAAGATATAATAGAGAAGAAAGTAGACCCTACATTTTTCCTATCAAAGAAAATGTTGAAAACATTACAAGCAAGATCAGGAAAAACGATAGGAAAACGAAAGGTAACAAAATTAGATATACTAGAACTATAAATAGCAGATACCATAAAATGGGCAGCGAAGATACATATGTTCTAGATAATAATAAAGAAGATGATGGTAAATCAAATGTTAGAAGATTGACACCACTAGAATGTGAAAGATTGCAAGGATTTCCTGATCAATGGACAGAAGGACAATCTAACACACAAAGATATAAACAAATTGGAAATTCTGTAAGTCCACCAGTAGCTAAAGCAATATTTAGGAAAATATATAAATGAGAATAACATTGCCTAAAAGAGTTAGTTTAAAACCTAGAACACATTGCATAGATTGTAAAGAAAAATTAACTGAAGAAAACAGATTAAGGAATAATGGTGTTACAAAAGCTAGGTGCAAACCTTGTAATAGAAAATTTATGAACAAATACAATGAAAAAAGAAAACTTAAAAGAAACAAATTGTGGTAATACAGAAATCTGTTGCACTATTTGTGATGCTGAAATAGATGTAGACAATGGAGATATTGTAGGATATTTTGGTATATCTGAGGTATCTTTTTGTGTTTGGTGTTTATCATCTATTAGAGAAATGGTATATCATCATTTTCCTGATCAGGATGAAGAATGAAAAATGAAGAAAGACATATATTATCTAGAGTTAATCAGGAATATGGTTTACACCTGATTGAAGATAAATATGAATATAATAGATTTGATGCTGAAAATAAATCATATATTGCTGAAATAAAAGATAGACACAAATATTATCCTAAAACTATGATAGAATTTGATAAGTATAGCTACAATACACAATATGCAAAATTAGTTGATAAAAATTTTATTTACATAGTTAGAGTTGATGGTCAAATTTATATATTCAATATTACAGATTTAAACTACCAAAACTATGATTACAAATGGTCTTGGGTTACAATGTCAAAACAAACAGAATTTAGTGACAACAGAAAAATGAAAAAGCTAGTAGGATTTATAGATTTAAATAGAAATAAAGGAACTTTTAAATGAAAGATGATATACTAACAATACCACAAAAAGTAGAATCAAGAAATATATTAGATAGAAAGCATTGGGCAGTTAAAAGAGAATCTAAAAAGATATGGGCATTATTTGTAAGAAATCAAATGAGATTAAAAAAAATCAAAGAAGCTGAAATAGGTGAAAAGTTTAAACTAACTATTATAAGTTACAGAAAGAAGAAATTAGATATAGATAATTTATATGGTGGTGTAAAACAATTATTAGATGCTTGTAGTGATGAGAAACTTATATGGGATGATGCACCTAAATACTTAGATTTAAAAGTAGAACAACATATTTCTAACAAATATAACACTATAATTATAAGAGAAAAGCTATGATAGATTTAATATTAGATGATTGTATGAATGTTATGAAGAAGTATGATGATAATCACTTTGATTTGGCTATTGTAGACCCACCTTATGGGATAAATAGATTAAATAGTGGTGGTATGCCTAAATCAAGTGGTTTTAAAAAATGGGAAAGAAAAGATTGGGATAAAGAAATACCTAAAAAAGAATATTTTGATGAATTATTTAGAGTATCAGAAAATCAAATTATATGGGGAGGAAATTATTTTGTAGAATATTTGTATAATAGTCAAGGTTGGGTATTTTGGTTTAAACAAACAGGAATGACTTTTGCAGACGGAGAACTTGCTTGGACTTCTTTTGATAGAGCAACAAGATGTTATGATAAAAGTGGAATGGGTGGTGCAGGTAGAATACACCCTACTCAAAAACCTATTAAACTATATGAATGGCTATTAAATAAATATGCAGAAAAAGGACAAAAGATATTAGATACACATCTTGGTAGTGGTAGTATTGCAGTTGCTTGTTATTACTTTGGAGTAGATTTAGTAGGTGTAGAAATAGATGAAGAATACTATAATAAGGCCAAAGAAAGAGTAGATAACCTAACAAAACAAGGTACATTATTCTAAATAATACTTTTTTAAAATATATGTTACATTATATTATGTTATCATATTATGGCGAAAAAGACACAAAATACATCAAAAAAAGTTACAAAGGTTACAACTTCTGATAAAAAAGAAAAGTTCTTAAAAGCATTAAAATTAAACTTAGGAAACATATCAGAAGGCTGTAAAGCTATTAATATATCTAGACAAACTTATTATAGATGGATTGATGATGACCAGGATTTTGAAAGTAAATGTCAGAATGTATCAGAATCATTAATAGACCTAGCAGAAAATAGATTACTAGAAAAGATAAATGACTATGATACTACATCAATAATATTCTTTTTAAAGACAAAAGGTAGGAAAAGAGGCTATCAAGAAAAGCAAGAATTAGAATTAACAAAACCAATATCTGAGATAAACTTTGAAGAAATCTAGACCAATGACATTGCATAAGAGTAGTTATTTACCAGCACAATGGGAATTTCTTACCAATAAAAAGAAAGCTAGGATTAGTGCATTTGTTGGAGGATTTGGATCAGGAAAGTCACATAGCCTACTTACAAAAGTGTTTTGGAGTTTAATTACTAAAAAAAATAAAGATGGTAAAAGCAATGGATTAATATTATATCCTACATACAATCTAGCTGATCAGGTATTTGTAGAACCATTTAAAGAAATATTAGAAAGAAATGGTGTTCCATATACATACAATATAGCACAACATAGATTTAGAACTATTTATGGTAACATTCAGATATATCAAACAAGATACCCACAAAGAATAGTTGGTGCATCATATACCTATTGTGGTATTGATGAATTGGATATTGAAAACTTTAGAACA